GTGTGTGGTTTGCTGAGTGTTTCGTCGAACCTGTCTGAGCGACCCTGCATAACCTAGGCCCCCTAAAAAAAACTGGGTGTGGTCGTCTCCGTCAAGATCAGTTTCCGGCGACGCCACTGCACCCGCGACGGATTACCATTAGAAGAGTTGTAGTTCTCCTGAGTGTCCGTCCCGGAAGCCCCCGGGCCTGGGGCAACCCATAATTGGTCACCGTCCGGCTTCTGAAACAACAATGTAGTTCCGGCCTTATCGAGCTGGTCAACGGCAGGCCATAGATAATTCAACTCATCAGCACCGGGCATGCCGTTATTTCCCGATCCGAAGATCAGCTCAAGTTCGTATTCGTCACCGTAGGACGGGCCATAGACCGTGAACGGCAGCACTTCGGTTCCCGCGCCACCCAACAGCTGAAATGTCGCCATCATCCGACGCTTGGTGATCTTGATGCCGTCGTTGCTGTTACGCGGCGCGGCCACCGGCAGCGGCGTGTTAAGAAGCGGATTACCAGGATGCTTCAACCAATGCCGAGAATCACGTGGAGTAGCTGACAAAACATTCGAAGTAGACAACGCGGCCACCAACGGGGAACCACTCAGCGCGATCACCCGATACTGACTCGTCACACCAAGAGGCGCGACGTAGTCATAGTCAGTGATCGGAGTCATCCCCGAGGCGGGGACACGTGTCAGACGTGGGATCGGTTCCCACTTTTGTCCACCATTCCGGGACGCTTCAACGGTGAACGCCAGAGTCGTCGGCGACGAACTCGACGGCGCGAACGTCAACGCTACCCGGTTGTTATCGGCATCAAACGTCGCCGAGTTCAGTACCGCCGCTGGTGGCGGGTTCGACGGTGTCGCCGCACGAGTCCACGTGGAGAATGCCGTGCCGGTGGGGAAATCCCCAGACCCCGCCCAGCGGCTGGTGGCCTGCACATACGCAACATAATTACCGTCGGTGATTTCACTAGGTAAGTTCCACAGCAGATCCTCACCCAAAACCCAACCAGACGTCGGGGTCCACGTAGTGCCCGGAGGAAGCGCGGACGCCTGAATCGGGGTGGTAGTGAACGCAACGAACCCGGGGGCAGCAACCTGAGCGGCGGTATACACAGCCACCCGGAACGCCTGCTGCGGCTGTGAATCCGAGCTCGAGTATGTCCACGTCACTGTGGGTCGGGTTGCCGCGGACGATCCCGTTGGGCCGGTGACAACGACCGTGGACGCGGCCTGATAAACGATGTCCAGGAACACCGCTGACACCCGCAACACCGAAGTCAGGAAGTCATCGCCCCTGCCGATGTCGTAAGTCAACCCGACAAGGTTTCCCGAACCGCCCGTATCCGGATCCACAACGTTCCAGGATTTCCCGCCCGGCCCGGTCGTGAACGTCCCCACTGTCTCGTCCACGAACGTTGATGTAGTGGTGGTCGGGATAATCGAGTTGAAGAACAACTTGAAAATGTCCGGGACCTGCCCGGCGACCTCAATCGCGCCCGTTGAGGAACGTAGCCAGTGGTGGCACACCGGGGCAGGGAAACCGCTGGTCACCGTCTGCACGGTCCGCCGCAAAGCGACAGATAACACTTTCGCCCCCGCCGGGATCGACGGAGTCGGGAACCCGACCCGTGTGACCTGGGAGTCAAGGCGAATCCGGGATGCCTGCTGCACATATGTGCTGTTCGACGAATCCGCCAAAGCAGCATGGGCGGTAGCGGCCCCGACAACAGTGCCGGATCCCAACTGTGAGGTGGAGTTGGGGCGCAGAGTGATGGTGGTGAGCGCCACTGATTCCACCAATCTTTAGTTGATGACATGACAGGAACCCGAGTAGTCGAAACTTCTCGGGTTCCTGTTCTTGTTTAGTCAGCTGCCGCTTTGTCGGCCGATCGACGACGTCAACTCCGCGAACGCCGCCTCCACCTGTTCCCCGGCCAGAAGCTTGATCTCTTTGCCGTCGATGTACAGGTGGTTGTGGATGGTCGCTTTCTGGGCTGGCGTGCCACCACCCATATCCACAGAGGAAACCTTCGACACCATCGCCCCGGAACCGGCCGGCCCCAGCAGCCCGGCCACGCCGAGCGCGGTTTTGGCTAGTTCGCTGCCGATCTGAGGGATCGCGGCAGCCTGAAAATCAGACTTGGTGAGTACCTTGTCAACACCATCACCGACTCCGCGGGCCCACACCAAACCAACAGCCAGTCCAGCGCTGTTAGCGATGGACAGGACACCGTTCGATGCGGCCTGCACCCCGGATCCGAGGGCTCCTGTCAGGGCTTCGTTCAACGGTTTCATCTTGGCGATGACTTGATCGTCGTAGCGTTTGACCGCCGCGAAGTAGCGTTTCCGGGCGGCTTCCTGCTCTTCGAAATTGCCGCTGAGGCTGCCAGAGAAAGGACTCCCGTTGAGTGGGGTATCGCCGATCTTGAACTTCTTAGGTCGGCGAAGCGGGCCGCTCAGGCCTGCGATGCTCTTGTCAGCATCGTTACCTTCACCACCGCCACCACCGCCACCCCCACCGCCGCCTCCACCCCCACCGCCACCTCCGCCGCCTCCACCGGAGAGGGGGCTGATGGGGAACTTGTGGTCGCGGAACGACTTGTCCCACCGGTCCATTTCGTGGTCCCAGTCGCCCTCATGACGACGCATCCCACGAGTCAAACCATCAGACATACCTTCGGCCATGTAGCCGCCGATACTGGCGTACACAGTCGAAGGAGACTTGACACCAGCCTTTTTCTTCGTCGCGTCGATGGCCTTATCAGCCATGTTCCCGGCGGACTGGTCAACCTGCCCGCCGGTTTGGTCCATACCCTTGACCTGGCCCTCGCCGTACGCTTTACCGATTTCCTGGCCCTGCTGCCCGGCCTTCTGATGCAACAGATCAAAGTTGCCGAGATCGCCCTTGGCGCGTTCAGCGTTCTTGTCCGACAATGCCTTCTTGTTGGCCAAGTCCTGCTGATGCGACGTCAACGGCGGCGGGGGTGCCGCGGCGTCACCCTGCCCGGGTGGGGCGGACGGGCTGTACGTGCCGGCGCGGACCGAAGCGGAGTTGTCGAGCCGCTCGCGGGCGAGCCGGGCGTTCTCCTTCTTCTTCGTGTCCTTGTCGGCGACCTGAGCAATCCGCGCGTTATCCGCGGCAGCATCCCTAGCCGGATCACCCGTATTCGACGGGGTCTCACCTCGAGCCCGGATTAGGGCCGCGTTCTGGGTGGCGTGCTTCCGGTCCTGCAACGCCTTCGCGCGGGCGTTGTGAACCTCTTCGAGTTTCGCTTTCGCCTCAGCGGAATTCTCTGACAGGCCCCGATCAATCAAGCCTTGCTTGTTCGCTTCGAATGTCCGCTGCCGGTCGAGTTCGGCGGCCTTCTTCTTGTCCTCAGCCTGCTTCTTCCGCTCCTCCTCAGCGTGCTGCTGCGCCGTGCCCGTGCCGTAGCGGCCACCGAGACCACCACTGGGCTGCTGAGGCGTGTAAGCGGCGGTGGCGGCCTTCTGCACCTGTCCCTGAGCCGTGTTCAGCTGCGCGGTGGCGTTGGCCGTCAGCCCGCTGATCATGCTCTTGGTGGCGGCTTGAGCCACTGACGCATCAGCGTTTAGACCGACCGCGAGGCCCTGCGGAATGCTCGCACCCAAAGCGGCGAAAACCCGCGACGGGCTGTGCGCATCAAGCGCGCCAGCGGCCGTCTCAATAACCTTGACGACCCACTTCTTCACGATCGTCAACGTGTTGGTGATTTCCTTCGTAACACCAACACCCATACCGGTACCCATGGCAGCACCGATATCGGCGCCACCGGAAGCGGCGGCCGGTACGGCTTGCTGCTGCACAGCGGCCTGCGTTTTCGCCACCGCGGCAGCCGCCGGAGCAGGCGGTGGCGGCGGAGGCGGCGGCGGTGGTGGGGATGGAGGAGGCGGCGGAGGTGGCGCAGCGGCTTGCTGCATCGCCGCGGCGGCAGGCTGGGCCTGCTGAGCCGCGCCCTGTGTCTGCCCGGCAGCCTGCTGAGCAGACTGACCCATCGCACCCATCTGCGTCCCCGCCGCACCAGCCGCACCAGCCGCCGCTTGAGTCGCCGGAGCCAACTGCTGCTGTGCCGCGGTCAGGCCTTGGGTGGCTTGGGTGGCTTGCTGGAGTGCCGCCACATTCGCCGGGGACACCGGCGACGGCCCAGCCGAACCTGGACCCTGCGGCATGATCCCCGAAGGGCCACTTGACGGCGGCGGAGGCGGAGGAGGTGGGGTTTGTGCGGCAGCTGCCCCAGCGGGAGCGTCCGAACCGGCTGTCGGCGCGATCGGAGCAGCCGTACCGGGGGTGACCGCACCATAGGCGGCACCCGGTTTAGCCGGCGGGGCTTGTGTCGTCGAACCGCCACCAGCGGTCGGAGAGGACCCCGGACCGCCGTACATGTCCGACACCACGCCGGACGTGTTGTTCGACGTGCCGGACACAAACTGGGCGCTGCCCGGCGCGGTGTGGAACCCGACGCTGGACGGCTGAGACGACGGAACGTTCGGGCCGAACCCGGTGTCCCCAGGAGCGGCATACCCGCCCTGGGTGCCGTAACCCGGTCCCCCGCCACCCCAGTTCGGCATGGGGATCTGCGACGAACCCCACTGGCCCACCGCTGTCGGCGCACCGGTAACCGGGTCACGCACAGTGCCCGTGGCCTGGTCGATCGTCGCCTTCAGTTGGCCACCGAGTGACACCGCCGTCTTAGCGGTGTCACCGGCGACCGCGACAATGCCGCCCCACGCCGACTCGGACTCGCCGATGGTTTGCACCGTCGCGGCCGAGAAGTCGCTGGTGCCCTTCACGACCGACGTCAGCCCAGCCTGGATGGCCGGGGACGCCGCCGTGACGCTGTCCGCGAAGTGGGTGATCGCCGGACCGCTGTCCCCGAACGCCCCAATCACCGCGCCACCAAGAGCGGTAGCGGCTGTGAGCGACGGGCCGATCGCCGGGGCAAGCTTCTGGACTGCCTGGGTAGCGTCACCAGTCAGAACCGAGAGCGAACCCAGTACCTGTCCCGCGTTCGCGGAGCCCACCGTGGCGAGTTCCTTACCGAGGCTGCCGACCTCGGACCGCAGGGCCTTCATCGCGGGCATCGCGTTCTCGGTGGTCTGCGCTGAAACCGCGCTGAACGCCTGGCCGAAGTCGTGCATGCCCTGGGCGGCCTGGTTCATCAACGCAGGCGACTTCATGATCGCCAACAGGGCGCCGCCCGCACCTACAGCCGCGGTAGCGCCCGCCAGGATGCCCATCCCGGCGGCGGCGACAAGGGTCCCCATGCCGAGGGCCTGGAGGGGAATACCGACACCGGAGAGCGCTCCCCCGGCAGAGTCCGCGACCCCGCTGAACGCCGAACCGAGCCGAGACGCGGCACCCTCAGCCTGCGACATCCGGCCGAACAGGGCGCCGATACCGTCGGCGGTGCCCGTCCAACCACCCCGTGTGGTCACCGATTCCATGCGGGCAACGGACTTCGTCACCCGCTCCGCGGCGCCATCCGCGCCGACCATGAACTGCTCGGCCTTGCCGGCGGCCGACCCCATGCCGCCCATCGCCCGGCCAGCGCTGTCCGCGCCGCGGGAGATCGGGGCGAGAGCCTTCGACACCTGCTCGGCGCCGCCCGCCGCCCCCACCATGTACTGGCTGGAGTCCTGGAAACTCGCCCCCATCGAGCCCACAGCGCGCCCCGAGGAAGACGCACCGGACTCGATGGCGGCGATGGGGCGGGCCACGCTGGCCGCACCCGACCCGAGCGCGGCCACACCCCCCGCCGCGCTGGAAACGCCCGACTCCAAAGCGAGCATTGACCGGGATGCGGTCAGCGCGGCACCCGACACGGCTTGAGCACCGGAGCTCAAAACCCGCATCGACGTGCCGGCCTGACCGGTGCTGGCGCCGAGTTGCCCCATGGCGCTGCTTTGGAGCCGGGCGGCGTTGCCGGCGTCGCGCATGGTGTCCGCGACAACCTGCGACCACTCGGCGAAGCTCCGAGCCGACGAAGCGGCCCGATCCGTTGCCGACGCGTGGTCACGAGCTGACGCGGCGGCCCGGTCGGATGCGGCGGCGTGATCCCGCACAGACCTCGCGGCGTCATCAGCAGCGCGGGCGTGGTCCCGGGCAGCACTGGCGGCAGCACCGGATGCCTTCGTCACATTGCCGAGGTCACCGAGAGCCTTGTCGACGTTCGTCTTGACATCGACCGTGATGGACTTGCCCGTGAGACCGGCCAAAGCGGCTTTGACAGCAGAGATCGCTGCGAGTGCACCGTTGGGGTCGCCGCCGATAGTCAGACCGATTTCCGGCATAAGAAACCGGCCCCCTATCGAATTTTAGTCAGGCAGTGCAGCCACCCAGGCGCGTTCCTCGGCGGTGGGGATGTACATGTCGGCGCCCCGATCGGAACCGTCGTCCTCGACGTGTTCTTTCAGCCACGGCAAGACGTCTGTGACGTCGCGTTTCGACGCCTGCAAGATGGCGTAGAGGTCGTCGCGGCCTGGTCCGATGGGGCCTTCGATGTGGACGAAGGCTTTCCATTCGACGAACTGTTCCCAGGTGAGCATTCGCCACAGGTAGTCGGGGTGGGGTGCGCCGAGTTTCAGGCAGAGTTGGAAGGCGAATCGTCGGTCGTCGTCGGCTCGGAGTTTTTTTCCGCGTCCTCAACACCACTAGAGAAGTTGATCTCGTTTGCGGCGATGACCAAAGGGAGGATCGCCGAACGAGTACGCCCCTCGAAGAACGCGAGGGCCTTCTCCACGGTGGGGAACACCTGGTTCCCGTTGCCGTCCTGCAGGGTCTTCTGCAGCCACCGGACGTCGGAGTTGCCGTCGGTGGATTCCTGCCACTCCACGAAGTCAGAGTTGTACACCTGCGCCACAACCCACTCGGCCGGTTCGCCGCCCTTGGTGATTTCCGGAGTGGCGACGATCTTGCTCTTGAGCTTCGGCGCGGGGTCGGCCTGCAGATAGTTCGTGATCAGGTTAGCCATGGTGATGTGTCCTTCCGAGTCCGTGCATCCGAGTCCGGTACAGCAACTAGAGATTGTCGTGTTCGTGATCAGTCACAACCACAACGGAACAGCGGCAGCCGTTTCCGAGGCCCTCATCAGGGTCGATACGGTCGATATTGCCGGTACATTCCCAACAGGGAACGTTGTGGACGTTATTGGCTGCCTCGTTGGCCTTACATGGAGCGCAGGCGGATGGTGATGCTTTGACGCGGAGATACCGGTCCATGGCGTCGCCGAGATTGCCTTCTTCGTCTCCGAAGTCGGCGCCGCCATGGAACCGGGCATCAATCCGCAAATCCCCCGACGGCATCTACTACAGGTCGGGATCGTAGTTCCGGGCGAAAATCACCAACGGCTGCACCGAGGTGGGGGTGCCGGTGGTGGTCCACTCAACCCGCACCTGGGCGTTCACCGTCTGCGTCGACGGAATCGTCACCCGCTGTGCCCAGGTGGTGAGGTCGGTGGTGTTCGCGGTAGCGAACGTGGCCAGGTCAGCCCACGTAGTGCCGTCCGTGGAGTGGCGGACCTTCACCGCAACCGTCGGCGTGGTGCCACCAGACAGGTCGAGGAGGTGCAGCTGAGCCGCCCCACCGAACGTGGACGCACCGCCCCACAGGGTGTTGTCGTCCGTCGACCCCGCACCGGTGGCGGCGGTCATGACGTTCGTCGTCTTCGGGGAGGCGAGAATGACCCCGATGGGGTTGGAGTCACCCCGGGCGCTAAAGGATGCGTCGAAGGTGACGGAGTCCTTCATCTTGCCCTTAGGCGACAGCTCCATCAGCGACGCGGGCTGCATCGCACACGGCGACAGCACGTCAATACCCTCAGTGGCGTACCACATCGGGATCGGGGAGGTGCGGGCCAGGATCTGGTTCAGATACCACATCACCTGACCCTTCTTGGAGGAGGCGAGACCCGAAATCTTCAGGGTGCCGTCCAACATGCCGGGAATGTTGTTCTTAAACCGGGTGCCGAAGCCGCTGCCGTCGACTTCTTCGGCTTTGAGGGAGTGGTCGAGGTCGGTTCCCTGTGCGGTGAAGTACTGGGACCCAACCCCCCACCTGATCTTGTATCCGGCGAATGCGCGACTCGGGGCCGCGAGGTCAACAGGAGCCATTATTGTCAGTTCTCCTTGCGCGGGGACGTTTTGGCACGAAGCAGCGCGGGCCGCTTCCCGGTGGCGTTATCCACCGGCTTCAGCAGGGGCGCCGCTTGTTCAGGCGTGCCCTGCCAGTCATCACCGGTGTCATAGGGGACGTTGTCACCGGTGTCGGGGTCGACCCAGGTGAACGGGGAATCAGCTTCAAAATCCGCGCTTTTCGCGGGCATGACATGCATGCCTTTCTATGCGGGGGCAACACAAAATCGCCCCACGCGCCTGGCGAGGAGCTTCCACAACACACACCGCCACCTGGGCGGCGAAGTCAGTTCTGCACGTCTAAAGACAGCCGGGCGTACTTGCAACGCCCACTGCCGAGCGCGGTCTCACCTGTGCCGGCCTTCTCGATGCGGATCCACCCGTACCCGTTGAAGTCGATGTCCTCGATGGCTGTGCGGAGTGGAGAGCCGGTGGTGACGAGTTCGCGGATGGTTTTAGTGGCGGAGAGTTCGTCGACTTGGCCAACGAAAATCATCACGACCATCTTGTATCGGTTCGATACCGGGGAGAACGAGACGTGGTCCCCGATCCCGTTATTGTCTTCCGACTTTATGATCACCGCTGGGATGTCCGCCGACTTCGGGAACTCGTCATACACGCTGAGTTCCGTACCGACCGCATCCTCACAAGCCTCAACCATGGCTTGGCACATAGCGTCCCAATCCATGTGACCCGTGCTGCCCATCAGCAGCTACACGGCTTGTAGAGGGTGCCGCCCTTGACGGCGAACTCCCTGACAAGCTCCATAGCGAGCTTCAGCGGGTCGGCGTTCATCTTCTCCGTCTGGTCAATCAGGCCGATCGACGCCCCGTACTGGTCCTTGCCCCGGTAGAACAGGGTGGCGGCGTACTCGTTGGCCTGCTCCACCTGCCACGGGATCGTGGCGGGATCCCAACCCCATTTCGTCGTGGCCCTGACCAGCGGCCGGCGGGTTCCTAGCGGGAACTCTCGGGTGCGGCTGGTCGTGGAGATGATCGTGTACGGCTCCCCGTTGTAAAGCACGAACGGTTCCGGCTGCCACTGATCCGCCGTCCACAGGGTTTCGAACACCCCGTCACCATCATCATCAGTTTCAATGACCATGCTGTCCGGGTCGGCGAAATCCCCCACGCACACATAGGTGCGGTCATCGGCCTTGAACAGGCGCGGCGAAGAGACGGCGTCTTGGTAGAAGTATCGGCCAGTCCACTTGTCGATCTTTCGGGCACCGGCGCCGATAGCACGGTCAAAATCGTTGTCGTGCACAGCCGTCTTCGACCCGATAGCTTCCTTCAACCGGTCCCGGGTTATGTAGCCGTTCACCAGCGACATGTCAGCCTCGCATCCGCAGATGCCGAACAGGCAACAGGCGTGCCGAACGCAAGATGTCGTAGGCTTCGGTGGCGAGACCGTCATCCATCTTCGGCCACGCCATCATCAGCGCTTTCATCTTCGGATCCGGTGGGCAGTTCGCCATCTTCTGGTGATGGATGTACTCCTTCACCAACAGGCGGGCCTGCGCACAGGTTGCTTCTTTCAGCGCCGTGACCAGGTCCGCATCGGTGGGTAGGCCATCGTCATCCACTTCGTACCGTGCCCCGACAAGGGCCTTGTCGATCGCCAGGGACGCGCGAATGAAAATCCTGGGCGGAAGTTCCACCGGCGACGACGTACCCGCGTGCAATGCCCACTCGTCCACGGTGGGCAACGGTTCACCGGTGTATTCGGTGTAGTCATCGATCGTGGCGTACACCGGCATGAGCCACCTCCAGTGGACGCCAAGAACCATCAGCTTCGATCAAACGGACTTCGTCGAACGGGGCCGGCCTGAACCGGCCATACCAACTACGGATAGCCGCCCACGTCGCCGGATAGCTGGCTGCGTCGCGTTGCCTAGCTCGCTCGGCGGCTACCTGAATGTTCGGCAGCAACACAATCGACCGTGTCGCCCCAACCTGATGGAACAGATCGGCCCGCATACGCGGCTCAGGAGCACACCTGACCACATACGCGGTCACGTCGGGGTTGTCTCGCACCTCGCGGCACAACACCTGAAAACGACGCTCAGCCCTACCGTACAAACGGCCCTCATGGTTGTGCTCAACCTTGGAACCCTCAGCTTGGGCGAGCAAATCCACACACACCACCAAATCGCCCTCTAGAGCGAGTTCGGTGACAAGCGTGGACTTCCCACCACACGGCGGACCGCACACGAGAGTGACCTGCCGGGCCATGGTGCCTCCCGGCAGGTCAACTCCAGTGTGTTATCCGAACCGCTTCACCAGATCGGCCTTGGTCATGGCCTCAAGCTCGTCATGACCCATGTCCGACACGAGTTCGGCGTAAGTCACCCACGCCGCCTTGTTATCAACCCGGGCAGGCTTGTGCGGTCCCACCGGTTCGTCCTCGCCGACCTCAGGCTCAGGCTCCGGTTCAGGAGCCGACCACAGAGAACCATCAGCGTTGACCCGAACCAGCCGGCCCTGACGTTCCTGCGCCGCGTACACGTCCTGGAGAGGGAGGTCCATCAAAATGATGGATCCTCCTTCCCCGCGGAACCACGCCTGCTTAGCCATGGCCTAGGCGGTGCGCGGGACCCGCACGGCGGCGAGCGCCACGTTCGCCGCGGTGGCGACGTTGACGTTCAGGGTGCCGTCGTCCTGCATGAACCGGGCACTAGACAGCGGGCCGATGTAAGTGGTGCCCACCGGGCACGCCACAACCAGGTCACCCTGACCGGCCGACAGAGCCGGCGGGTAGTCGCCGCCCTTGACGGTGACGTTCGTGGTGGCGGTGGTGGTGTAGGCCACGAGCATGATCTCCTCGAGCGGGACACCCGCCGTGGAAATGATGTTCGTCGCGCCCGACGCGGTGCCGGTGGTGGCCGCGGTCGAGTTGTTCGGGGACAGGCCGATAAGAGAGATGGTCGCCATTGTTTTTCTCCTCTACGCGATAGGTGTTAGGCGCTCTGCGCGATCGCGTAAGCGAGACCGTCCGGGCGGACCAGCTTCGCCCCGTAGACGTGAAGCATCTTCACGGCGTCGGAGAAGCTGGACTGAGGCCGGTAGGCCTCCATCTTGATGATCTGCTCCGCGTAGGTGATCGCCGACGTGGTGCCTGCGATGATCGCGGACTGGTTCGTGGTCGGAACCGGGCAGTTGTTCGACAGGATGACGTCGAACCCGGCCGCGCGGCCAACCTGACCGTTCCGCAGCCCCTCGGAGGTACCACTCGCGTCGACGCGGACGAACCGGTCGTCACGGATCAGGGCACCCTGCACCCACGGCGGAACAACAACCCAGCGGTTACCGCGCGGCACGTTCGCCTCGTCCAGCTTCACACTCAGCGGCACGAGGATGGCGTCCCACACCTGGTTCCACGTGGGGGTAGCGCCACCGGTGACGACGACGGGGGTGGTGAGGGCGTTCGCGGTCTGGATACCGGTGTAGAGGCCGGCGATGAACCGGTCAGCCACATCGGCCAGCGCGTACGACGCCTCCAGGGTCGCGGCGGGAAGGACGTTCCCGGCGGCCTGGCGCTGCTCCACGTCGTCAACCTCGAACGCGGCGTACTTCAGCTGGTCAATGACCAGGGTCCGCTGCGCGTCAAACAGCGCCGTCGGGTTGATCGTGGTGACGTTGGGCTGGTAGTCGTTGACCTGGGGGCGGCTGATGCTGGTGATCCGAACGGTGTCACCGGCGTTAGCGATCTCGCCTTCGTAGTCCCGGTTGCACAGGCCACCGAACACGAGGTTCTTCTTGAGGTTGTCAAGAAGCGCGGCACTCCAGATCTCTGGGATGAATGCGCTAATGCTCACGGATAGTCTCCATTATTTGCGCACACCAAACACCCCCATCCGCAAACAGCGAGGGGGGTTCGTGTACTTGGGGAGCGGGGATTCCGGCCAGTGCCGGGTGTTCGGGCTAACCGCCACTGAGGAGCTTGTTCAACTGGCCCGCCTCACGAGCCTTGTTGATCTGCTCCGGTGTCATGCCCTTGAGCTGTTCACGGGTCAACTGGTCAGATCCGCCGTTCCTGCCGGGGATCTCCGCACCCGAACGCTTCGCCACCTGGGCGTTCTTCAGATACGGGCGTGCATCCAGCGCCGCCGCCACAGCTGACTCCAGGTCAGCGGTGAACGTGGCGGCCACCGGGTCAAGCTTCGCCAACGCACCCGAGGCGACCAGGAAGTCCTGCACACCGTCGAGGTTCGCGTTCGCTTTCGCCGCGATACCCGGGAGGGCAGCGCGGATGGTCAGATCCCGGATCGCCTGATCCTTCTCCGCCGCCACACGAGCCGTCTCCGCCTGGGCGGCGGTCAACTGCTCGGCGAGCTTCGCCGGGTCAGGTGGGGTGTCCGAGTCCGGGTTCAGCACAGACTGCAGCTTCGCCAGCACGTCCTTCAACGATGCTGTTTCGGCTGCCTGCTTCTCCTGTGCCTCACGCAGTGACTTAGCTGCCTCTTCTTGCGCCCGCAGCTTCGTGCGCCAATCAGCGTTCTCCTTGCGGAGCTTCGCCATCGCCTTCGACTCCTCCGAAGGAGCGTCAGGTGTGTCTGGCTGGTCTTCGGCGCCCTGGTCAGTCGGCGCTGCAGCTGCCGGCTGTACTGGGGGCATGTCCGCTGGGGTGGCGGTGAACGTGGGCGTCTCGGGGCTGGTGCCTCGAGACCACGAAGGGGACTCTGCGGGAGCGGTCATTTTTCGGGGACTCCAATAGGCGGCACACCACCGGGATGTGTCGTTTTCACCCGCCACCAGGGCGGGAGGATTAAGGGACCGTCACCAACGGTCGGGGCGGCCACTCGTGTTCTGGCCGAGTACGTTCCAGATCCACGTGCGTTCTGGGAGATGCACAAATTTTGCGCCTGCGTCGAGCATCGCTAGGTAGAACGCGTGGTCGTCGTACGGTGAGTTCGGGCCGAAGTGGAACCCGCCGCACTCCTGCGCCAGCTTGGTTCTCACCAGTGATGTGACGGGAATGTAGGAGCCGCGTCGGAGTTCGTCAGGGTCGAACGGTTTCCCGAACCGGTCGGGGCGCGGATCGGTCATGCCGTTCATTTCGGGCCACGGGTATACGACGTCGGCGTTGGTTTCCTGTGCGGTGGCGAGGAGCCGTTCGACGTGGTTCGCCTTCCATTGATCATCATCGTCGATGAAGGCGCACCACTCGGTGGAAGCCGCGAACAGAGCCCGGTTGCGGGTGGCCGCCGACCCTTCCCGGTTGTGGTCAATCGCAATGGAGATCGCGTCGACCGGGCGGGTTTGGGACAGCACAGACGCGACAGCTTGGCGGAGCATCCGGGCGCGGGGTGGGATGGAGGGGATGACGGCGGTGACTGTCATGCGTGTGCCGGTGCTCCCCACTTGTCCCGGAACTTCCGCTCGTCCTCGATCGCGTATTGGGCGCGTTCACCTGTGAGCGGGTGGCCGGTTCCGTGCTGGATGCTCTGCCCGCGGACAAGGCCGGTGCCACCGTTGATGCGGTGCTGCCACACGAAGTCGTCGTCGGCGTACCACCAGCGGAACTGCTCGTCGAACCGCAAACCCAACTCGCCAGCGACGAGCATGCAGACGCCGGGGATGCGGTGCAGGACGTGACCCGGGATGGGTTCGGTGTCGATGTCGATGGGGTTGCGGGCCATGTTGTGCCAGTCCGCGCCGGTCATGGCTAGTTCGTGGTCGCGGAGTTCGCGGCGGAGCACGTGCACGGTCTCCAAGGAGATGCGGACGTCGGACTCCATCAACAGAACCTCGTAAGGTCCGGACTCGCGTGCGGCGATGTAGTTGAGGCCGAGGTTCCACCAACGCGAGATGTTAATCCCTGGTTCCGGGGACAACAGCACCTCGGCGTCCACAGAGCCGTACTTGATCGGCTCAGGCAAGGTAGTCACAACCACGGTGTGTTCGCCGGGGTGACCGAGGTACTTCAGCGACTCTGTGAGGTCATCAATGCGCGGCTGGTGGCATGGAGTGAGGAGCCAAGTCGTCATCGCTGGAACTCCCCGTACTCGGTGATCCGGTTCTTCACCTCAGTCGAGGAGATCGGGCAGGGGTGCGGGATGTAGACCAGCGAGATGTCCCGGTCGGCCAGCCACTGCGCGGTGAAGCCCATCTGCGCGTAGTAGTCCTTCAGCGCCCAGTCGACACCGATGGCGATGACGTCCGGGCGGACCGCTTCGATCGCTGGCTTCGAGTCGGCGCCAAAGCTGTTGCGGATCACCTCGTCCACGTACTTGCAGGACTGCAGCACGGCCTCACGCTCGGCGTAGCTGCACACCGGCGGCCGGCCCTTGTAGGAGCCCACGAAGACATCGGTGTTCAGCGCGACCACCACGCGGCCGTCCGGGCCGGCGAGCTTGCGGCACTCGCGCAGGAGGAAGGCGTGGCCGGCGTGGAACATGTCGAAGGTGCCACCCGAATAAACGATCATGCTGTGATTGGCTCCTTGATGTCCACATTCCACGCGGTGAGCCAGTCACCGAGGTTGCCCTCAACTGTGCGCTCAGCGGCCCACTCGCGGCCGTTGCGGGCCATCCGCGTGCGTAGTTCGGCATCACCAGCGAGGGTGCGCAGGTGTGTCGACCATTCGTGGTCGGCCTTGACCAGGAACCCACGCTCACCGTGCAAGGTGGGGTCTGAGTAGGGGCCGAAGTCGGAAGCGATCACCGGGATACCGAGAGCAGCCATCTCGAGCAAACGTAAGTCCGACTTGGACCGGTTGAACACGTGCGCCGTCAACGGCGCCAACGCAACATCGAAATCCAACGCCCGGTAGTAGTCCGGCAGCGAATCCAACCACCGATCCAGGCGCACCCGCGTGCGGTCCCACGACAGTATCGACCGGAACGAACACCCCATCACGTGCACCTGCACGTGCGGGTTGCGTTTCAGGAACCGTCCGACCTGCGGGCCGGCGTCTTCCCAGTCGATCTCATGCGACGGGGAACCAGCCCAACCGATCGTGAACTCGTCCCGCCGCGGGCGCTCATGCTGGAGCAGCCAACCGGGGACGCGATTCGGTACAACCACAACGTTGCGGTTCCATTGAGAGACCCGCTCAGCCAACACATCGGTCGTCACGGTCACCACATCAGCGGCAGCGATGTTCGCTTCCAGGTTCGCCAACAACGCTGGGGTGAACACCCGTGAAGCTCTGGTGTTCGTGGGATGGATGTTCCACAGGTCGTCGTCTAGTTCCAACACCATGTGCTGTTGACCGCGGCGACAGAGTGCCTGCCAGATCGCTGAGGCGTCCGGTATGGACACCCGTTGGCCGATGATGACGTCCGCGTCAGCTGGTGCCCAGTCGGGCATGTCCACGGACCACTCTGCGTTCCCGCCGCGCCGGTTGTATTCGGCGCACGGGAGTTCGCAGCGGTACCAGCCGCACGCCGACGTGTCAGCTTGCCACGCGAATACCTTCGGCAGCGACACGCGGTCTCCCTTGTTACGCAGCCGCCTGGGCTGCGGAAGGTGAATGCACAGGCACGCTGCGGCACCGGCAGTGCGGGTGTTGAGCACCCGGCGGTGGGAACGGTGGGTTAGCCACCGACCAGATTGATCCGTTACGGGCGGCGCAGTCCGGCGAGGTTCTTTCGTCCATGACAGCCAGCCAGCGAAGGAACTGTTGGCCGCGTGCCGCTTCGTCGTACTCGCGGGCAACCTTCGCCCGCTTCACACCGGCACGCCGGTGCGCGTCCAGGTAGGTGCGTTCCTTAGCTAGGCAGGCGGTGAACCTGCCCTGAGCTGCTGCTCTGCTTATGCGCTTGGCCGCGGCGAGGAGGTAGAGGGCGCGCATGCGTGGCTCGTTCGCCGCCATCCTGCGTGCCATCGTCACCGGACCGGTCTGCTTCGGCCGTGCCGTCAGGAGCGTCAACGCAGGCCCAACGGGTTCGTCGACTGTGGGCGATCCCCACCGCGTTCTGCCCGTCAACGCCGGCTCGAGCGTTAGCTTCCCGGCTGCTCTCACAGCCCGCCTGTTTAATCCCAACCCCACGACGCGGTCAATCAGGTAGCCCGGCAGGTTGATTGCCTTGACCGCCACCACAGACGCCAAAAACAGCGCCACAGCGGCGACCACGGCTTCTTCCTGCGGGGTTAACCCTTGCTGCTGGTCAACCTGATAGGGGTTGACCTGGACAGCGGTGGTCATTGACCCGGTGTGGGTTGGTCGGCAGCCGGCACAGTCGACTGGTCAGGCTGAACCGGCGGCGTCTGACCGGGTGTCTGACCGGGCCCCTGGATGGTGATGGGCTCCGGTGCGATACCGGAGTCAGTGCCCGATTCGATGCGCTTGACCTCTTCGTCGATCCACTCACCATCTTGATCATTATGAACGAGTTCGACCAAGGTGCGAGTGGACGCAGCTTCAGCGGCACGCAGCGCCTGGGCGGTCTGCGCCCGTACAAGCTGGCTCTCGGACACAGTGTCAGCAAACTGAATCTTGATGTCAGCAGTCGGGTCGATCTTCGATCCGAACTGGGCGGCGTCGATCTCCAGCAGAATCCGAGTGAGGTCCATCAGGCCGCGGTTCCAATGCCTGAGCTTTCCATTCCTGACATGCTGCGTGCGGATCTGCCTGGCCCACGACTCCGTGGCGGTTTGCGCCGAGGAGGCGATGTCCATTCCGAACGTTTGAAGGCTGTAGCCGCTGCCGCTGACGATCCGCTCGATCAGCGACCGGGCTGTTTCCCGGTGCTCTTCCCAGCGGATAGCGAACTGGGTTGCGATCGGCTGAACCTTCTCCTCGTCGCTGGTGTTCAGTGTGACGTACAACTCGCGGTCCGTGTTGAACGTAGCGCCCTTACCCGGACCCTTGTCTTCGAGCATGTATCCAGGAATGTGGATGCGGCTGCGACCGTGTC